GTATTTCTTGTTCTCCATAATACTCATGCAACAATGATTTCCCGTGAACTTATGTACACTGCAGTTACGAGGGCACGAGAAGAACTTTATGTGATTTGTGAACCAGAAACATTTGTAAAGGGTATTCTAAGTCAGAGAATTAAAGGAAATACACTAGCTGAGAAAGCAGAGTTTTTCAAAGGCAAAGTAGAATCTGGTTATCTCTTGGAGAAAGTAAAATCATGAACAAAGAATCTGAAAATCCAGCAACTAAAGCGAATGAAACAGTCTCTCAAGCAACTCTAGATGGGGCATTTCTACTTGCCTATCATGATGCAAGAGATAATTCCAACAGAGTAATGAATAGAGAAGATTTCAGGAAAGGTTGGAATCAATGTCTTATTGCATTTGGTATGACAATGCAAGTGGGAGAGAAAGTTTGGGATAAGTATATGGGTACAGCTCAGTTGGCTTCCAAAGGAGTGAAAAGAAAATGAGCATCATCGGTGAATACATGGCAGATTCTCGTCTACCAGATTCCACAATTGGTTATGAGCAAGAATTTGCAATTGTAGATTTCCAAGAATCTATCTTACTCCATTTAGATCATCCAGAACCTATATACAATAATCGGGACTTTTGGCAACATTGTGTATGGTTAGCATCTGGATTGAAATCAGAGCTAGGAGATGAACAGAGACCATATCTTAAGAAGTGGATACAATCTAACTGGTTTTGGTTCACAGAAGAATTCTCGAAACGAGTTCAGATTGAGATTCAAAGGAAGCTACAATTTCTGTAAAAATTCCACTTGACAAGGGCCCACTGCTGTGAGACTATACCATTTCCAAAGCGGCCTCCAATAACTCATAACTTTCACAGGAAGAAAAATGTATGAAGTAGCTTCTTGCGGTACTACTATTGACATTGTAGCTGATCTATTTTCTGCCTCTACAACATATGATCACTGCAATGGTCCCGAAGTTGTTCTCTACAAATATGATGGACAAGGTAATAAACGTATCATTCAGTCGAAGCAAAATAATATGCGAATTATGCATAGCAAAGCAGTAACCCCTAACCAACGGAATGGAGTTTAATCATGTCGGAAACTCAAGTAGCAGCAATCAATGAAGCAAATGCAGGTACGGCTACTGCAGTAGAACCTGTTAAGTACACGGATGAACAGAAAGCAGGTTTCAAAGCAAGTATTGTAGCTAAATTCAACAATCTAGTAGATGTAAAGGAAATGCGTTTCTCCTTTAAATCTGACAAGGAAACCGGCTTCAAGCGTCCTACCGTTGAATTGCACTTGCCAGTTCTTTCTGCTGAAGGTGTAGTAGATATTCTCACCAACGGTGATACTCGTCCCAAGGAACTAGAATTGCTTCTGGAAGCTTTGGCCGATGTTGTAAATGGTCAAGCTCGCGCAATTGTTAATGACGACGAAAATATCAATCAAGAGAATTTCCCGCTTGATAAGGTGTCGTGGGCAGCAATTGCGAATATGCCGAAAGCAGAACGTCGCGGCGGTGGGATTGCTAAAGAGACGTGGGAAGAATTCTCCGCTGACTATCTTGCAGTTATGCCGCAAGCTACTGGCAAGAAGATTGAACAAGTTGGCTTGGCTGCTAAGCTTCTTGTTGGTCGCTTCTCACAAGTTAAAACTCAGAAACCTATCATCGAGAAGCTTGTTTCCCAACTTGGTATCTATGTGAATGCATCACCTAATGCAGAACAGTTCACAGAAGTTATTGAATTCCTCACCAAGAAGGCAGAAACTCTGCTGAATATTTCTGAAGAAGAAATGTTGGCAGCTCTGTAAGAAGTGTGTTGCTGGTGTGGCACCTACCAGTTCAGAACAGGTGCATTTAGTAGAAGTGTTGGGTAGACACAATAAGCCTATAGCATTTCTACTAAATCAGTTTCGATTCATAAAGTAAAATGAGAACTTACGAACCTGCTTGGTTGGAGCTTAAAAAGAAAGGTAAAGTCAGACTGGCTGTGCCTAGAGCTTTACATGCACGTGTATTAAAAGCAGTTATCAAAGAGAAAGATATGGATGTAGGATATAAGCTGGAAATGCTTGAGAGTAAAATAAAGATGAGAATCACACATAAGAGAGAAAATTCAGTATTAACTCTTACACTCACAAGATCTTACACATTTTTAGAATCTGTCTGTGCCAGCGAGATTTAGTTGCTGGCATTTTCTATTTAAAGGAAAGAATTATCATGAGAACTAGCGGCCCCACCACATATAAGAAATTATATGGATTCATAGTAGGAGAATCGGAGAAAGCTATTAAATTCAAAGTCGATATGCCAGGATATTTTATAAATGGGCTAATTTCTTGGTTTCCAATTTCGCAAATCAACTATACAAAACGTAGTCACTCTGCGTCTGAAGGCCTTGACGAAATTGATGTAGCTGATTGGTTGGTACAAAGGAAAGCTGAAGAATATGCTAATATTTCAGAGGAATAAATATGAGCCCCATTGAACAACTCAGAGAAAAGGTTGGTACACTTCAGACTGCGCTTCTAGAAGCTCACCCGACTATGCCAGTTCTTCTTCGTGAAATACACCAGAATCTAAAACAAGATGAGGAAATTGTTACTTTGCTCTCTGAAGAAGAGATTGGAATTATAGTTCAAGGCTTGATGAAGCAAACTAATACAGTGATCCTAGCAGGAATTGCCAAGAAGGGCACAGGTAAATCACTTAAGAAGACAACACTTGAAGATTTGTGAGTAGCTCGTATTTACCTAGAGAGTAATTAAATGGAAGAAACCAACCAGTTTCTTCCGTGAAATTATTGCGAATTCTGGCCCCATTTTTATATCAGCTTTCAAAACCAGCTACCAATAACTCACTACGTATCCAAACAATCCATTGGCTTATGGAGAACTGGTATGAAAAACAAGCTAAGATCCACGATGTGTCTGATATTAGAACTGATTTATATAGCGGCTACACTGTCTGCTACAATTGTTGTAATATACTTGGTAGTGATATCTGCGGGCTTACATTATCTTGCGGTGAGTGTAGACAAGAACCGTCCCTTTCGTATTATTTTCTAGCAGATTTATTAGCTTTCAGCTACCAAATTCCACATCCAGTCACAGTTAAAATTCTTTCTGACTATTTAGGTAAAAGATATTATGAGCGACTCACAGAATCAAACTGAGGTAGATATTCGACTACGCCAACTCTCTTATTCCGGACTCTTAACACTTCATTCTTGCCCTAGACGCTTCCAACTAGATAAAATGAGAGGTACATATGAACGAGAATCTATTACCACCTTTGCATTTGGTCATTGCGTCGGATTGGGAATCCAGTTGTGCTTTGAAGGAAAGTCTGAGCAAGAGATATTCTTTGCTATATTTCAAGAATGGGATGTTGATCTATTTGACGAAGCCGAAAAGCAACAAGAATCTTTCTGGCTTGCAATGTATGCAGTACAGAAATTTATTGGAATGCGAAAAGCTGGATTTTTGGAAGACTACGAATTGGTGTTTCACGAAGGAAAACCAGCCTGTGAGCTCTCATTCGTCATTGAATTCCCTGATGGTTTTCGGTATAGAGGTTACGTCGACGCAGTATTGCGAAATAAATTCACAGATAGAGTGGCAGTCTTGGAAGTTAAGACAACAGGTCTTAATGATATTGATGAATCTCTCTATAAAAATTCCGCACAAGCCATTGGTTATAGTATTGTTCTTGACGCAATCTTCCCAGGATTGAGTGATTACGAAGTGTTGTATTTGCCCTACAAGAAAAAGACACATGAGTACGAACTCCGACCATACGCAAAGAGTTATTTGCAGCGGGCACTCTGGATCCAAGAGCTTTTGCTAGACATTGAAACTATCAATATGTATTCAGCTGCAGAAGTTTTCCCGATGCGCGGTGAGAGCTGTTATAGCTTTTATAGACAATGTACTTATTTTGGCACCTGTACTTTGAGCAATCAATATCTACTCAAACCAGTAAGTCAAAAAGAGCTTGACAACATTGAAGAAACAAAGTACAGTATCAATCTTACCTTGATGGATCTATTGAATTCTCAATTGGAGAAAGTGTGATGACAGGCACTAATTGGGTTATGTTTGCAAAACAGTGTATTAATAAATTCCATATTTGCACAGTCTCTGTTAAGAAATCTGACACTTCAACTGATAATAGAATCATTCAAGTATCTATGTCTAATGGGCTAGTTCTAGAAGAATTCTATGGAGATGAAGCTGGAGCTACTATGGCATTTAAATTACTGACAGGAGTAACAGAGTGAAACTATCTGAAAAGAAAGTAGCAGCCACTCACAGTGTTCTTCTCTTTGGCCCTCCTAAATCTGGTAAGACTGAATTAGCAGGTAAACTAGCAGAGCATTTTAATCTCATTTGGTTTGATCTTGAAAATGGATGGACTACTCTTTCAAAACTACCAGTAGAATGGCAAGATCGTATTGAAGTAATTTCTCTGCCAGATACTAGAGAGTTTCCAATTGCAATTGAAACAGTGATGAAAGTTCTTAAAGGATCTCCAGTACTTATTTGTGAGAAACACGGAAAAGTAGATTGCACTTTGTGTAAGAAAGAAAATCTTGCAACTATACGAGTAGCTTTGAATGAAATGGGTCCAGATTCAATTGTAGTTTTCGACTCCCTAACTCAGCTTACAAGTTCTGTGATTTCTCGTATCGCGCCCGTAGATAACTTAGAGTATAAATTCGAGTTTGATGATTACAGGAAGATGGGTGCATTACTAGATTTCTGTCTATCTAGAATCCAACAAGCTTCATACAATGTAATTTGTATCTCTCATGAGTCTGAAGTAGAGATGGAGGATGGAAAAAAGAAGCTAGTACCTACGGCCGGCACTTCCAATTTCAGTCGTAATTCAGCAAAATACTTTGGTCATGTAATATATGTAGAAGTTAAAAACAAAGCACACAAAGCAGCTAGTTCTACAACATTTGCAACTAATATTCTGACAGGTTCTAGAACAGGAGCAATTATTGAAGGAGATAAAGAAGCTAACTTACTGAGAATTTTCAAACCTGAATTGTTTCCAAATGAGCCAGTAGTACAAGATGCAAACACGAAAATACCAGGAGCAGTAGCTGGGAATAAGTTAGCTGAATTGAGAGAGCGAATGAAATCAGGAGGTGTAAAATAATGAATGCAAATAGTATAAATGACCCAGTTAATCACCCAAACCACTACACTTCTCACCCATCGGGAATTGAGTGTATTGACATTACACGTCATATGAGTTTCAATCTCGGTAATGCATTTAAATATATTTGGCGAGCTGATCTTAAAGGAGACTCTATCGAAGACTTGAAAAAAGCTGTTTGGTATTTGAATGATGAAATTAAGAAACGTAGCATAGGAAGTGATCTTGAAAATGTAGCAACACAAGCAGCATTGGCAGCATCTAGTATTCTTTCTACTAATTCAATCAAAGGTATTTAAATCATGAGCGACGTTACTAATCTCGACAATCTTGATGACATCGATTCTCTTCTGGATAAGAATCTGGATGACATTGCTGATCTTCCTTCTTTCGATACTTGGCCCAAAGGTGTACACAAAGCCATTATTACTTGGGAACGCAAGGATATCGAAAAGACTGTAGATGGTTCAAAGAAGAAAGTGCCCCACATGCAATTGAATATGGCGTTTCTGGAAACTCTTGAACTCGAAGATACTTCTTTTTCTGGAAAACTTCCGCAAGTTGCAGATAAGATGAACACTGCCTATGATCTCACAAATGAATTTGCATTGGGAGCTCTTAAGAAAGCAGTTGCTAGTCTCTCTCCGCGATTCAACGGAAATTTGAAGGAAACGATCAAAGGAACCAATGGCTTCGAAGTTGCAATTGTGTTGAAGCACCGTAAAGATAAGAATGATAAGGATCGCGTCTATCCACAGATTGAAGATATGATCCCTGCTTAATGGTAGTTAGTTTCTAGTTTGAATGGCTTTCGGTTCACAAGACTGGAAGCCATTTTTGCATAGAAATTAGCAGTGAAAACCAATGGAGAGCTAAATGAGCCAACTTGAAATTAGTTTCGATGAACGTAAATATCCTTTGAAAGCTAAAGACATACCAGTGGGGGCTGTATTCAAAAAGGAAGGTCATCCAGCTGCTTACATGAAAGTTAAGTCAGTTAATTTCTTGAATAATTCAAATCTTCTCGCAGATGTCTTTGCTCGTGGAGACATTCTCACGGTTAATCTTCACAAAGGTACAGTCTTTGTTATGTCTGGGGAGACTGTAGTTGTGAAGCTTAAAGGTAAAATGCAACTGGAAAGAGTTAAGGAGAATGATTGAATGGCGAAGCTCTTATATGTTGGATCTCCTGCAGATGAATCATATCTTCCTTATCTGAAAGGTTGCTGTTCGGGGGCCAGTGTAACTCCTTTGTGTAAATCAGACTTGATGCTAGCTCAGATTGAAGCAGTCTGTAAGTCCAGAGGATTCGAAGGAGTAATATGTAGCAATCAAAATATTCTGAAAAGATTACTTAGCTGGACTGACAACAGAAAAGATCCTAGTCTTGACTCCTACCAGGGTTCCATCTTTCTACACAACGGATTGGAATATTTAATTATCAATCCGTTATTCCATTTAACGGCGGTGAGCTATGGCCCATTTGTATTCAAGCGGTTTATATCTAAGTTGGCCGCTCGTGATAGTTGGCTGCCTAGTACTGCTTTCAATTGGGCCATTCTGGATGCTATTAATATTGGGGCAATCTTCGATGAGTTCCAATCTGCTTACGCAATCGCAGTTGATATCGAAACTTTCTCAGAACCTCTATCCATTAGATGCATTGGGTACACAGCAATCTTCCTCAATGAAGGACAAATAAGAACTAAGTCTTGTGTCCTTCCGCTAGATTCTTTGTGGGCACTATCTTGGATGAGAAGATTCAATTGGGAACTGAAAGCTCCTAAGATTTTCCAGAATGGGAAATACGATAATGCATATCTATCTATGTTCAACTCAGTACCATATAATTGGCTATGGGATACTGCTACTTTGTTTCATTGTTGGTATTCTGAGCTACCTAAAGATCTTGCATTCCTTAATTCATTCTTTGTACGTGAGTCAATGTATTGGAAAGACTTGGCAAATACGACTGATTTGGAGCAATATTATCGTTACAATGCTCTTGATACTTGGGCAACTGCTAATGTTTGGATTGCTCAAATGATGCAGTTGCCTAGCTTCGCTATTGAAAACTACAAGATGGAATTCCCTCTAGTCTTTCCATGTCACTTGTCAGAAATGACTGGAATTAAACGAGACATGGAGGAAATGAAATTAGCTAGAGCAGATGCAGATAAAGAAGTAGCTGAGTTAAATCACAGTTTGGAAACTATGACAGCCACTCCAGGATTCAATGTCAATTCTGCTCCACAAATGAAAGCGCTGATGAAAGTATTTGGTCTCGGCGAGGTAGCTAGTTGTGATGATACCAATCTAAATAAATTCTCTCTCCGTCATCCATTAAATAATAGAATTATTAAAAAGATTCAATCACTACGGGAGAAAAGAAAGTACCGATCCATGTATATAAGGACTGATGATGACATCAAAAAATCTGGAGATAGAGGCTATAAAGAATATAAAGGAAGAATTCTTTACGCTCTCAATCCGCACGGAACCGACTCAGGACGCCTTGCGAGTAAGGAGTCTCATTTCTGGTGCGGACTACAAATCCAAAATATTACTCGGGGACCAAGTGTTAAAAGAACATTGGTTGCCGATGACGGTTTTCGAATTGCAGAATGCGATCTGGAGCAGGCTGAGTCAAGAGATACTGCATACGCCGCAGGGGAAATTACACTTATCGCGGCAGTTGAGGGAGTGCGTGACTTCCATTCTGTTAATGCAAGCGCATTTTTTGGTATCCCGTACGAATCAATCTATGATGATGCTAGAAAGAAAACACTTGATAAAATTCTCCGTGATTTAGCCAAGCGAGTCAACCACGGTGCAAATTATTGCATGGGAGGGAACGTACTAGTTCAGACTATGGGAGAAGATAAAATATGGAAAGCGAAAAGACTTTTGAAGTTACCTTCAGAATTTGGACTGAAACAGGTAGCAGAGTATTTACTTGCACAATTCCACAAGACATACCCAGGACTCTCGAAAGTTTTCTATCCTCATATTTGGCAAAACATTCGGACATATCGGATGCTGACTGGCCCCCAAGGTTGGACCAGGTATTGCTTTGGAAACCCAGATAAGAATAAGCATGATGCAAATAGTTATGTAGCTCACGTTGCACAGTCAATGAATGCAATGACTTTGAATAAAGCATATATGAAGGTATTCTATGAAATTGCAATGCATCCACAATATAAAATGCACTTCAAGCTGTGTGCTCAAATACACGACTCCATCCTATTCCAGTTTCGTGAAGGGCATGAGTACTTGGCTGATATGGTTCGAGAAAGAATGGAAATCCCAGTTACAATCAAAGGTGCCGACGGTATTACTAGGATGTTCACTGTTCCAGCTGCTATCAAAGCTGGGCCGGATGGAAAAGGAGCTCACAGGTGGAGTGAAACTGAATAGGAGAATAGAATGATTCATGTTTATGATTTCGAAGATACTTTGATTATTAGAATACCCAAAGAAGATAAGAAAGCATTTAGAGTAGCAATTGCTAGAGCTTGTAATGTATGGCCAGATGCGCCCGTAGAAATTAAAGAACTACACGATCTTGTAATTCATGGCCGCCCATTACAAGATTATGCTTCACAGCCAGTCTTTACTAAGCGAGAGGAATTACCTCCAGAAGTTAATCAGTTGCTAGATCGGCCATCAGTTTCTAAGACTGACTCTAAAACTACAAAGAAAGTGGAACCATTTGAGACAGAAAATAAGGAACCAGGAACATAAGTAATAACTATCCAGAGGGGATATGCGAGAAGATTTTATAACCTCTTACTTACAGTATCGTTCTGATACTGAGCCACCAGTGTTCTTTCACAGGTGGGCAATACTTTCTGCTCTAGGAGCGTATCTGGCAAGAGATGTTAGTTTTGAATTAGGTAATTCACAAATCTATCCTAATATGTATTGCATGCTGATTGGTGTTCCAGGCACGCGGAAATCTACATCTATTAAAATGGCTAAGGAATTACTAGAGAGAACAGGATTTAATAAATTTAGTGCTGAAAAGACAAGTAAAGAAAAATTCATTCTAGATTTAGCTGGGGATTTAGATAGTGACGCGAAAGAATTAATTGACGACAATCTGTGGGGAGAGGGTAATGGAAGTATATCTGAATGTTACATTGCTTGTGATGAGTTTAATAATTTTATTGGTAACGGCAATATTGAGTTTATCAGTCTTCTTGGCGAGTTGTGGGATAGAAACGGGAATTATTCAAATAGAATCAAGAATGGTAAATCTGTTTCTATTAGTAATCCTACTATCTCTATTCTCGGAGGAAATACTTCTACTGGATTCAGTCTTGCGTTTCCTTCCCAAACAATTGGTCAAGGTTTTTTCAGTCGGCTTATTCTAATATATTCTGAACCATCCGGACGCAAAATTACTTTCCCTAAAAGAGTCTCAAATCATGACACACAATGTATGGTCAACCAGTTACTTGCAATTAAATCTCTATCTTCTACTGGTTCTGTTACTCGTACGCATTCTGCTGAGTTACTGCTCGATAAAATATATAAGAGCGACAATCGTATTGATGATGTGCGTTTTGAGCATTATACTAATCGCCGCTTCACCCATCTTCTTAAACTCACGCTTATACATTGTTTGGCTAGAATGAGTCTAGAAATTTCTGAAGAAGACGTAGTTATTGCAAATACAGTTCTGAGTCACACTGAGAAACTTATGCCGAAAGCACTAGGTGAATTTGGTGAGAGTAGAAATTCAAATGTAAATCATAAAGTTCTGAGCGCACTAGAAAATGCAAAGTCGACAATGACATTGCCAGATTTGTGGAAAGCAGTTAGTTCAGATATGGAGAAACCATCAGAGTTGGGAAATGTAATTGGCGGACTCCTTATGGCAGGAAAGATTTTGAAGACTGAATCTGGTTTTCTGATTAGAAGATCTATGATGGAAGCTGAATATTCGGACGTAATAGACTATGGATTTTTAAGTAGTGAAGAGCAAGGCCCTATGGCTCAACCGGTAGTTACTCGAGTTAAATTGGAGGTAGTATGAGTGCAAATACATTTGATGATTATGAAGAAGCCGCAATGCGTACGGCTAAAGTCTTCGGTGAAGGTAAGAGATTTGGTCCAGAAGAAATGGATATGCTTCATGCGGCCTTGGGAGTTGCTAGTGACGCCGGTGAACTAGTAGACGCAATTAAAAAACATTTGATCTACGGTAAAGACTTAGATGTAGTTAATGTGCGCGAAGAGATTGGAGATGTAATGTGGTTTCTAGCTTTGATGTGTAAAGCTACTGGAATGGATTTGGATACAGTTTGCTTGAGAAACATCGCAAAATTGGCGAAGAGATATCCAGAGAAATATTCAGATGCATTGGCAGTATTGAGATTGGATAAAGCGGACTAATAGTATGGATGATTTCTTAGTCCACATAATTGCAGAAACTGTGAGAGATTCTCCTTGCATTCACAGTTGGATTCCAGTAGCTCCTATGTATCGAATCTTAACTGATAGTATGACTGATGCAACTTACGTATGCCGTTACTGTGAATTCCAAATCAATAAACAAGTATTTGATGAAATAGGAAAGGAAAGACAATCATGAGCAAGCATATTGTTTTGGATCTTGAAACACTGGGAACTAACCCAGGTTGTGTAGTTTTTGCTATTGGCGCGGTGGCCTTTGATACTGAAGTTGATACCCCCGGAAATTTT